TTATCCACAATTATCCACATCGTTTTGAGGGTAATTGTCTGTTGTATCCAGCACCGTGCCCAGCCGGTGGTATCCCTGCTGCAGCTTCCGCCATGCCGCTATCCAGCGCAATCCTCGCAGCATCTTGAGCGCCACCCGCAGATCCGTGTGGGCATGCAGCACCGTATCGCGGAGCTGATCGGCTTGGCTTATCCTGATTGCGCTCATGGCCCGGTTTTTCCCATGACCAAAGCCCATTGCTGCCAGGCGATTATCTGTTCGATATTTTCGCGGCAGGCTCCGTAGTTGACGGCAACGGTTTCGGCAACGGTAGAGAGCGCAACTCCGCTGGCGGCCGCATCAGTATCTCCGGAGGGGCCGGGAAGGGTGTTGGTCGCGGCAGCATCGTGCAGCCGGACGAACCCCATGTGAATATTGCAATCAGCATCAGCATCCGCAGGGACATAGACTGGCACCTCCTTGATGATTGTTTGAGATTTACCCTTGACCACCTGCACCCGGTCAACATATTGCGTCACCACCTGTACCGTGGCCTCGGCTTGGTGTTGGGCCTGCCTTGATGCCTCCAACGCCAGGGCCTGATGCTCGGCATCCCATTCGGTCTGGACATGTCCGGTTCCCTCGATCCAGCCACAACCGAAAATGGCCAGGGCCACGAGCACAACGGCAATCGGTTTCCAGTATTTCAGGCAAAACGATATGATCGATCCCCAGGGCATGGTCACACCTCGCCGAACCAGGCAGCATAGCGGGGACGCCTGGTGTAGATGATGTTCCGGACGTATTCCCGGTTGATTTCAAAGAAGCTCTTGCCGTAGCCCTTGTCCGCCGCCTTGGCCTTGAGGCTGTGCATCTCCACATGACCGAACCATTTGTTTGGGTCGCATCCAGGCACCCCGGCGCATACCCGGCGATCACTGAGCACCCCGCCCATGCCGCCGTTGTACCCGGCAAAGGCCATGGCCAGACGCTCGGCACGATCCTGGACAAAGCCAAGGCGGCGGAAGCCGGACCGGTCCATAAGCACCATGGTGCGAAGCTGCCGCATGGCGTCGAAGCGGTCCTGCCATTGCCAGTCGCGCAGGGTCACGTCCAGCTTGCGGGCCTCGGCGAAGTTGTCAAACCTGCTGGTCACGGTGAGTTGCCCGAGGCCGAAGCCGTACTCGCGGGCTGTTTTCAGTTCGGTGCGCGGGTTCCAGCATTTCTTGTGGGTGAGGGAAGGGCAGGTTTCCTGCTCCACCTGGGCGGCAAACACGGCCCGTTCTGGCGCATCAGGCCAATGCGCCTGGATCTCTGATTGCAGGGTGGGCAGATGGGCCAGGGCTTGTTTCGGTGGCCACTCAGCCCTGGCCTGCCCGGCAAAGGCCAGAAACAGCAAGCCGGTAAGCAGGGCCATACCAAGCCAGGCGATTGCGGCTGGTATGCTGCCGTCCCTGGCATCGCGCAACAATGTCGCACTGTCTCCGGGCATCAGGGCCTTGCGCAGCAGATATACCGGCCCGGAGACCACCAGCAGCCAGGCCAGCCATTGCAGTCTGGTTATGGTCTCTGCGCCGCCATCCGGGTCCGTCCACCAGTACCACCCCAGAACGGCCAGGGAGGCGGCCCAGAGCATCCAGAATCTGTGTTTTTTTATCAGCATCATAATGAGCCCTCTTGATAGTCTTCTGGCAGTTGCTTCCGTTGCAGTTCCGAAACAAACGATTGATAGCAGTGGTTCGGCTGCCCCCAAAACAGCTTGTCAACCAGCCAACGAGCTTCACGCCACCACGGCATAGCGCGATTCCGCCACATGCGGGCGGAGATTGTTTCGTCTGCCCAGCCGCCGCCGATGAACAGGCTTACAAGGCAGTTGATAAACTGGTCGAAAGCGATTGCGGCCTGGAGTAGCCTTCCGCCCACCCTACTCATATCGGCCAGTCCATAACAGGGAGTTCCGCCAGCAGTTCGGCAACCGTGGGCGCTGGCCGCAAATTGTTCTGCACATCGGCCAATGCCTGATAGCAGTATGCCCATGCCCCATCACGCCATGCCGCCCCCGCTGTCGCCTCGGCGGCAAATATGGGGTTGGTGCTGGCCGTATATGAGCAGAGCGAGAGTATACCGTCATAGTTTCGTTCCCGCGCCTTGGCATCCAGGGCGCCCTGCACCGCATCCTGATACTCTTTTATCGTCGGCGCCGGTGGCAGATTCACCTCCACCAGCCAAACACCATCTACAAACCGGCAACTCTCGGCCTGCGGATCATAAGCGGGTGGCTCCAGGTCCGTAATCCCAGCCCAATCAGCCACGGCTGGCAATGGGTTTCTGATGTGTTCCAAGGTTTGCGGATGGTAATAGCTCATGTGAACAATCTCCTTTCTTTTGTTGCTTTTCGCTTTGCGATGCGGAGTATCCTGGCAAATTTTATAAAGATCTTCGCCGCCCTACGCGGCATATCTCTACTCAAAAACAACAATACAACTGGCGTTCTTGGCCAGGTGATGGCAAGAAAGGCGGCCATTAGAGACAGAACCAAATATGGGGCAACTATTGCGACTGCGAAGTACAGGATAAGGGCCAGAACCGGCCCAATAGACGGTGCTCCTAATTCATGGTCAACACAATCGCCCGCACTTCTTGGGTAAACAGAAGTAATATTCGCGGAACAGGGGTAATTCATGCTGTCACCTCCAGGCGTTGCAGTAGGTTGTGGGTGTTGGCCCATTTTGCGTGGCCGCGCCAGCTGGCCAGGAATCTGGTCAATTGGTCGGGGCATCCGTGTTTTTTATAACGGGCTATCTTCTTCTTGGCCCGAGCCACCGAGGCCGGGCGCAGCAGTTTATGGGTGTGCCAAATCCGGTAGCCCAGGAAGTTGAGTCCCCGCGTAATCGGGGCGATCATCCAGTGGGAAAAATTCATGCCCATCTCTACCTGGCAAAACCATTTGATCCGAAAGCGCAGCAGCTCCAGGTACTCCCGGCTATAGGCGAAGATCACCGTGTCGTCCATGTAACGGATAAACCTGCTTTGCTTCACGGTGTGAGCCAGGAACCGATCCAGGATATGTCCGTAGATATTGGCGCAGATCTGGCTGGTAAGATTACCGATGGGCACTCCGGTGCCAGTGGGCGGGTGGAACAGCGCGAGCAAGTCCAGGGTCTTGCGGCAGGATACCTTTCGCTCCACCTCACGGTGCAAGATGCTCCGGTCTATGCTGGCGAAGTAGGCGGCAAAGTCGATCTTGAGAAACCACGGCTCTGCACCCTTGCGCAACATCCGCCGCATGATGGCCTGGGCTGCGACTGCTCCCCGGTGCGTTCCTTTGCCTGCCCGGCAAGCGTGGCTTTGTGGCAGGAATACCCGCTCAAAAATTGGTTCGATCACCGCAGCCAGGGCGTGTTGCACAACCCGGTCACGGAAAGGCAGGGCAGAAATCTGCCTGCGCTTTGGTTCGTATACGGTGAAGGTCTGCGGCGCGCCGGGAAGATAACTGCCATCCCGGAGTGATGCTGCAAGCTGGGCAATATTGGACGCCTCATGCTGGCGGAACAACAGGTACCCGCTGCCATTGCGCTTGCCGTTGGCAGCGCGGCGGTATGCGGCCCAGAGTGCGTCCGGATCGCAAATTTGATCAAACAGATTACGGTATTTCTTCCCCATGATTCCCCTCGGTGATGCTGGCGCGGCTTTCGATATTTCGCTACTCGCCGCTCCCCAGACCTCGTAATGTGTTTGCCGAAGCCGGTAAAGGCGGGCTGACCACCTTAATAATGGTCCGCTGCCGACGACGTATCAGCGACAGCGTGATGTTGCATTGATCGTCACAGGCGGCACGGAGGCCAATGTTCCAGTTCACGTTCCACGGGAAGTTGTTCCAGTTCGAGCACCGTGAGCCAGAGTAGGCGCCGTTCGTCCGATTGCCGCTTTTGCCCCACCCTTACCGTTTTTGCGCCGACTTGATCCAGGCCCCAAGCATCGCCCCAACCTCGGCCAGGTGGACACTGGCCACTTCATACTGGCGACGGCTTAACAGCTTGCGGCTTGGATCAGCCAACAGGCGCAAAAATCCCCTGATAGTTGCGAGCCCGGCATCCGCCAGATATATCCTTGATGCCTGCCCGCTTTTCGCCGCGTCGTGAAAAAGGCCAAGCTGGGCCAGCAGGGTGCGCAGCGCCTCATCGCGCAGCACTCGATGCTTGTGGCTCATGTTGAGCAGCATGGGATAGAGGTAGTTGATCGCTCCCTCGTACCGCTCCACAATCGCTAATGCCCGCTGACTTGTTCGTTCCACGGCGTCCTTCATCATAATTTTTTCCAAAGCCGGGCTGTCGCCCGGCTACACAAGGGCCAGGTGGTCACAGGCGGCACGGAGGCCAACGTCCCAGTTCACGTGCCACGGGTAGACGCACCAGTACGAGCACCGTGAGCCAGAGTAGGCGCCGAGCGACCGATCGCCGCCAAGGATAACGCGCACGAGACCATAGGTTCCGAAGGTGTAAACTTGCCCTCTCCCGCCGTTAACATCCTTATAGGAGACTGCTCCGGTTACATCTTGATACGCACTGCTATCATCGCCCCAGATCCAGTGATGGCCGCTGGCCTGCTCCAACCCATATTTGCTGGTGTATCCGGCATTGCGTTGGGTGGTGGGATAAGTGGCTGAGGTGGAGTCGATGGACTGATTCTCGGTTACTCCGAATGCGGCCAGGACAAACTCTTGCTCACGGAGCAGCCGTTTTTTGTAGGCGGCGGCGATCTCGACAAAATCCCACCACTTTGGGGTTGCATAGGTGACGGTGCCGTTGCCACCAAACTCCAGCGGCTTTTTGGGCAGCACCGTGCCGGAGGCGATATCCGTGCCCGCCTTGCTGGTGCCGTTGGTAGTGTGGTTGGTGCCGCAAAGGTAGATATCCACCCATGTGCGGCCTGCAACCAGGGCCATGCCCTTGGGGTCGCAGAGAGGCCGCCACTTGAGATCCCAGAGGGAAAAGGCATTGATCCCGGCAATCAGATCAACATCCGCCTGGGTCCAGATCATGCCATTGCCGGTGGTGGCAAACGAGCCGCCCGCCACGGTGGTGCCAGGGGCGGTCAAGCCATAATGGAAACCACCGATCATCCGGCTATTGGCTGTGGTGTACCCGGTGGGCGCGGTAAACGAGGCATCTGCCCGCACGGTGCCATCGGTGCAGGCGTAGACGGCATAGTCGGTGCCAGCAGTGAGGGCGGGCATGACTACGGGGGTGGCAGCGGCAATGATTACCGCCGCACCGGCAACCATGATCTTGGTGCCAGCCTTGATGGAGATGGTGCCAGCACCGGTTTTGGTGAAGGCCACGGAGCGCGAGTCGAGCTTGTCGAAGCCGTATGGGTTGGCAATCCCTTGGCTGAGTGCCTGCCAAAGTTGGGTTTTGTCTGCTTCGTCCGGGACCAGGCCGCCCTGTTCAATCACATGAAGCAGTTCATCCGTTACCGCATTGGCCCACGCCGCAGGATCACGGCTGGCCGGGACACCGCCGACCCCATCGCCGTCGGTAAACTTGCCGCCAACCAGGCCGATATCTGGTTCTGTTTTCGGGTAATCCATGGTTATCCTCCGTAAGAAAAAAGCACTCTGGTGTGGGCAGGTTTCAGTGCCTCGATTATGCACTCAAGCTGCTGGTACCCCCAGGTCCGGTACGGTTCCCCGTAATAGCTCCGGCCATAGAGGCGGTTGTTGATCGTGGTGGCTGGTGCATTGACCTGCCAGACAAAGTTCCAATCGGTGCCGCCGTACACGTCGCCGTGCTGGTCGCCATGGCGGCGGGCCGAGTATTCGGTGATGGTGATCTCGTAGCCGAGGGTGGCGGACAGGCCGATAAAGTAGGCTCGTGATTGCCCGCCCACTGCAGACAGCTTGCCGACCAGGGCCAACTGCCTGGCGTAGATGGTGTCCATGGCGCCGACGCAGGAGTCCGGCAATCCGGCAACCCGTTCCCAGTCAGGCAGCATCTCCACCGTGTTGTACGGGTCCGCCTCATCGCGCAGATCCGTGGCCCGCTGATCCACCCTGGCGAATTCATCAGCCATGGCAGTGAGCAGCTTGGTGAGATCGGCGTCCGGCTCACGGCTAAATGCCGCACCAGGTGGAAGCAACGCCTGGAACTGGCTGAGATAATCGGTTACACCTGCCATGTGATGGTCCCCAGGGTGGCGATCTGGCCGGTGGTGTGGGTAACGTCAGCAACGGGCGAGACCAGGGCGTGGTCGGTCTCCCCGGCGGCCAGACTGATTGCCTCCCGCAGGTGGCTGACCAGGATGGTGCCGCCCGGCTCCGCCTCGCGGGAGAGCAGATCGGTAAGTTCCGCCGCCACTGCTGCCTGCACCGTGCTGGTGTTCGGGGTGAGCCGGATAGTGAGATCGAGCGGCACCGCCACCGGGGCGAACACGGTTGCCTGGGCGGTAACCGGCCGCACGGTGTCGATATATGTCTGCACCGCCAGCACCGTGGCTGCATCGGGGATGACCGGGTCGAGATCGTCGCAGACAAAGGTGAGGCCCACGGTGCCGATGCCCAGGTGTTCCGGATACACCCACGCCCGGGTAACCCCGGAAACCTCCAGCATCCAGGCATGGTAATCCTTGTCGCTTCCGCCGTGGGGCGGGGTACGGATTCTGGCGATGACCCTGGCGCGGAGCGAATCGTCATCCTCTGTGTCGGTGCCGCCGGTAATGCCCGGCGAGGCGACGGTGGCCTGGCTGGTGACCCCGGCGATGGGAGAGACCAGGGAAAGAGCAACACCGGTGACGGCATTGCCATCCGTGCCGGCCAGCGAGGCGGTGACTGCGATGTCCACCGTGGTGCTGGCGATGGTGGCCTCGGCATCGGTGGTGTACTCGGCGCCATCTGCCCGCTGCAACAGGGTGGCGGCCGGGATAACCGCGCCAGCCGTGCCGGTGACGGTGATGGTGCCGGTGGCAGCCACCGCCACCTTGCGGCTGATCCCCCATACCGAGGCCCAGCGCCCCAGGTGCTCGGCCTCGGCGGTATCCGGCATGAGCTGCTTGGCCAGCCAGTCGAGGTAGCCATAGAGGCCATGGGTTACCCCGGCATGGACGGTGGCAAGCACGGAAAGCACCTTGCGCCGCATGTTGGCATCGGCGCCATCCAGCCTGGTCTCGGTATCTGCTATCGCCCTACTGCGCAGGGTTGCTAAATCAGGTCGCTGAAACGGCACGGTGGGCCTCCCACAGATATTGATAGGTGTATGTTGCCGGGTTTTCCGGGCGATCAATAACGATCAGCAGGCCAAGTACCCCTTGCTTCACAATCTCGGCGGTAACGCTAACACTCATGGCAATGCCATCCTCCACCAGCCATTGCAGAGATTCTTCCGCATATTCCTTTGCCCTGGCGACCACCTTGGGCAGCTGCTTCTCCCGGGAAAGGAGCCAGAGGCGGGAGCCTATTTTGTCGCCATCCTTATTCGAAAAGGAATCCCCCCACCAGCCACGGCGGCCGGAGGTCGGATCCGGCAACTGGTCATCCTTCCCGGCAAGCCGGTCGGTGAACAGGCTGATCACGACCGCAGTCTCCAGCCCGTTGTCTGTTTCAAGCTCAAACCCCTGGAGCGAGATGTCGCCCCCGAGGTCTTTTATTGCCAGCTTAACGTCCATATCAGCCCATGGCCTGGTTTGGCGCGCTAGTGGACCCGCCGTTTACGTTGTTTTCCGGATGGGTGTGCGTGTCGTAAGTGGTCCGCATGGACTCCATGCTCCGGCCATCCACATCGCGGCGGTCGGTGATCTCGCCCACGGCCTGGATATGTTCGGTGGCCTCCACCAGCGGTGTCTCGAAGCGCACTTTTGTCGCGGCTTTGACCAGGAATGTCTCCGTCACGACCTCCATAACCCGTCCGCGCTTGAGCTTGACATAGTCGCCTTCGTCGGAATAAAGGGCCACCTCGCCTTGTTCCAGGCCGGTCAGCCGGTAGCGGCGGTCTCCGGTGGCGATTACTATGCTGTGGTTGTGGTTGCCTCCCAAAGACAACCCTATGCATTCACCTCCTGGGTGAGGAGCAGAGGTGAACCCGTATTCCTGATACCGCTCGACATCGTCCAGGGTTTCTCCGGACAGCAGGCTGATTTGCAACCCCTGTTCCTTGAGCCCGTCATTGACAAGAGTGATGATGCCCCGGAATACCATGAGCCGAACCCGGCGATGCAAAGGATCCATTATTTTTTTAACGGTGCGGATCATCCCCAGCCCCCCTCGTCTTTTTTCCGCTCCGGGATGGCTATCAACTCAAAAGCCATGGGGTTGCA